TTTATAGTATCAGCACCATCAGAAGCGCCTTGTGTAAACATTGGTAGCATTCCGCACGCCCAGTTCAAGAACTGCTGATTGTCGCCTAACACCGTAATATCGTCAGTATATCTAGCGATCTTACCGTTACCAAACGTATTATACTCTGGTACACTAGGATATGATGTGTGTGTGATAGCTATACTATCCTTCGGATACTAGTCTGTGCTGTTCTTGTGATGTATCTCAGTTGGAGTGATATAGTTTCTGTTCATCACAGTAAACTTTCCTTCAGATATCTCATAGAGTCTATCTTTGAAGTTATTGCCTTCTTCGTCCGTAACAGGAGCATTATACCTAATTACGCTATACTACGTATCGTCAGTATATCCAAACGTCTTAGCACTACCCCACTTTAGTCTATACAGCTGATCGTTATTACCCTCGGGTATCATTCCTGCTGTATTGTACATAGTAGACAAGTATAGATGTATATTCTTACCTGATAGAGCTCCTTTAGTACTTTCATCGACGTAGCAATACTCCGGACAAGTAAACATCACCTGGTTGCTTACAGACTTAACGTAACCATAATACTTCTCTGGCCAGTTCGCGGAATTAAAATCTACCTCAGATACTTCGTCTGGATGTCCCCAAGGGTTGATAAAACACACAGGGGAAGTGGTCATGAAACCATTTGCCTGTATAGTAGAATTGTCATCATACTCTAATGCTGGTATGCCTCCAGGTTGCCCTTCGGCTTGCCACACCGTCGTGCCTCTTATATCAGACTTTCTTCTATAGTATGCTCTATGTGGCAGTCCTATGATACCTTGATACAGGTTTATTCTATCACTGTTGGTTCTATAGCATCTTACGATCTACCATGCTGTACATCCTTCTATAGGCTTAGCTAATCTAAACTTCACGCCTATTCTTCTAAGCGTATAGTTATCACAGGTCTTAGCTTGGAATACTTGCCACTTATCTCCTTCTGCATCTACTGGAGGAACCCATATATCAGCCACCCATTTTGGCGATGAAGGCTGACCATCTTCATTGTAGAGTATTACTCCATAGCGATATATTTCACCCCTACGAAGCGTTCTATTATCGTCCTGCGTCTCGTTCTTAACGTTGATATTTATATCCTCGTATACAAGATCCCATTCGAAGTACTCTCCTCTACCTCCAATAGTAGTTGTGCCAGGCACATACCAGTCGTTTATATTGTAAGTATAACCCTTTGTTATATCAAAAGCATTGTTGGCTCCTGCTGCCTATGCTGTACAATCTATATCCTTGAATTGCTTATTCGTAGTATCTTGGATATCCTTTATGTTAGCCGCGAACAAGTAGTCATTCTTGCTCTCAATCTCTTTTGGAATTATACCCAACGAGATCATAGCCTTCAGCTCCTCTTGTGATATCTGTACAGAGTCCTCATTGTTACCCATGTCGATACCACTAAACAAATCACGCTCACCATCATAGAATAGATGTATAAGCGGAGTCTGGCCTGATTGGAAGTATGTTATCCTATATATGCAGATCCTAGTTAACTCTGGGTGTTCATCTTCAGGTATCTCTATTTCTACAGCTTTATTGGACTCTATGTCTTCCTTTGTGCTATAGCCCTTAGTACTAGTATCGTACAGAGATAACGATCTACTCAAAGGAGACAGTTTTGTAGTAGGCGTACCTTCATTGTACAGTGTGTACGCGTATTGAACCTTTGCTGGTTTTAACGAGCCTACTACATCGGATATAGAGATCTTCAGAGGGCGTAATACCCAGTTCTCTTGGATAGTAATATCCTTGATGTCATCTATATCAGCTTGGCCTACTTTATCAAGGCGTATTGTCATTATGGGGTTTGTGCCATCTGCTATGTAGAGCTTTATATTGTTGTCAGACTCCCATCTACCGACAACGCTCATATATTCGCTTTCGTATGGCAACCAGTTGTCTAGTATCTACTGCCACACCCCATATTGCTCATTATCTGGCTCTGTACTCATGTTTGCCTTGAATACATTGAATACAGTCTACTCGTCCTGCTATTTAATGCCTATAACAACCAGGATATCTCTGATGGATGTCATAGCCACTATCTCTTCCCAGGGGCCATTATTTATTGGTAGTGTTCCATCTATAAGTCTCAGCTCTCCGCTATTGGAGTCTTTATTTGTGCTAAGCCTTAGATTTTCAGCATACCTATACTGTTCTGCTTGGAGCATTGCATCTGACGTATCAGAATTCATGCCCTTTACAAAAGTATTAGTCTGCTGGTTGTTATTAATATCCATGATAATAGTCGTTGTAGGTTAACTCTTCTTTTCCTATATTCTTAAAGAACGTATCGTCTCCATCCCAATCAGGGATCAGCTTATTCCAATCGTTCTTTATATTCTGCATATCGTCTGCTGTAGGCATCATAGCTTCAGCATACGCTTGGTTTCTGTAGAAGTTCCACTGCTGTTGTGTATAAAAGTAAGACTAAGCAGCATACTTCTGTGCATACTTAGAGTTACCTCCCATCTGACCTGACATAAACTTAGGGAATGTCAGCTTCATTACAACGTACCAGTAGATCGCCTCCTAGTAAGACGTAAGGTCTGGAATAAGCGGGTAACCTCTTTCGTCTGTAGCTACAGCCTTATAGGCTAGCTTTATGAAACCTTTCTTCTAGTTAGTAACAATCCAACCAGGCTTAATAAAGTACTCAGGCTTACCATGCTTCCCATGTGGGAACATGGCGTCGATATACTTAGTTAGGTTATTAGTATAGAATTGCCCTTGCGTAGTAGGAACCTTATACATCATAGGTTGATGTGGCTCTAACGGCATATTGTGGTGATGTTTAGGCTCTTTGAATACACCTGTAGAAGTACTCATAGGCACCCAAGGGCCTGTCATATTAGTAGAATATGCAACACCATCAAGTACTACAAGGTCTGGTGGGATTGGAATTTGATTATCTTGTATCTAGAATATGGGGACTCCATCAGCCCCAGATTCTTTCTTGATATACTACATAGGAGCACCAATCTTGTCTACGGCTTCAAATATCCATTCCCTGACGTCTTTGATTCTCTACCTAACCTCAGAGGAATCTAAATCAGCCATAATTTTAGCAATGACTGATTCACACTTTGTATAATTGTATATCATTTATATCTAAATAGTCTTGTTTATTAAATATAAGTTGTGCTAGTCTACGTTTATTCTATCTAACGAAGCTTAGTTGGTATTTATATCTGTCTGGGAATGTGCGAGGTATTTTAGACCAATACAATCTATATTTGTACCCATTTGAGTGCTCGTTTAAATGATATATTTTCTTATCGTATTCTTTACTAGCTTTGTAATCTACAGAAAGGGATTTGGCTGTAAGCGTCTTGGGCATATATTTACCCACCTGTATAAAACCCAGCCCATAAGGCATTTTAAAGCCTTCTGAGCCGTTTAATACGTGTTCTAGTATAACTCTGCACATTTCGTCTAATATGCGCTTATACAGCCCGTAATCGACCTCTATTGGCACGCTACGGTACAAATCCCTAAATGTGATTGATTGTTTATTCTTCATCGTCCTGTGGCCCATGTGGTTTAACACTAGCTAACGTAGCATTGTTACTATCATCACTAGGTCTATTTAACATGAACGCTAACTCATTCTTTATAATGCGCTCCTTGATCAGCGGTACTAACCATGCTGGGATCTTTACATCATCCTCATCCATATTGTTATCGCTACCATCATCAGTATCATCATCAACCTCCGATAAGTATAGCACGTAGATGTACTTGAGTTCATTCTGATCAACAAGCCCCTATACATAAATATGACCGTCATCTTTATAATGAGCGGTCATTTCTCCAAACGTATACTTCCTCCAGTAATCGTAATGTCTGCGAATATGATTCATGTATTGTATTACTTCCCCCTGCTGATCATGTATAGCTAATATACTACTTTCTACGTTGTTCAGTACGTTTGGGATAGTATCCTTAGTACGCTTAGTGAATACGGGTTCTGTGGACTTAGAAGGTACTTCTTCTAGCTCTAAGGGCCCTATCTCAACCCTCTTGATGAACTCATTGTCTGATGTATCTTCGTCGTTAAACCCGTACTACTTAGCTAAGAGTTTCTTCCTATCTCGCTCTTCTTTCCATATCTGGTTCTTGTAAGTCTTTACCCAAACATGAATCTAGGATCTAGATAGATCCTCACTTTCGCTTATATTATTGTTTCTAACAAGGAGCAGTATATCATCTGTAATATCTTTCAATGAAATCTCTGCCATGTTATTCAGTAATCATTTCTATAACTCTAACGTCTTCTGTATTTACAAGATCGTTAGTATTAACTATTTCATACTTATATCTAGTTACTCTCTTGAAGTCCCAAGTAAATAGTCTCTTTAAGAAAGATTTCTTGTTCTTATAACCCCTCTAAGCATATAGATAGAAGTACTATGTATTCTTTATATTGATTGCTATATCTACTGTATCTTTACCTATCGTATAGTATACTTTAGTAAGATCATTATAGTTTATAGAATCAGTATATATACTATCTTTTAGGATCGTAGTAAGATCTCCTACAACCCCCTTTCCCCCTTTAACGTCTATTAATTGCGTTTGAGTTGCAGCGGTACTTAGCTGCTTTGGTTTAATACTAAGTCTCCTGCGTACACTATCTAAGTCGTGCACTAACTTATCATTATACGTCTGTAGCTCGTTTACATCTAGCCTTAAAACATTATTGGCCTACTAGGACTCCTATAAGGAGCCCTAATAGGCCTCAATGTTATTCTAAGCCATTTCTAGGCTTTCTGAGAGCTTTTTATTAGTGCTGTGAAGATTTATACTCCAAGCTAACAAAAGGCCGACAGCGAGGCCGAAAACAGCCTTAGACGCGATCCTCCAGTTCTTTATCAACCACAGGATTATCGTCTTTATGCTTATCATCATTAAAATCTAATTCGATGCCAGTATAGTCCTCGCCCTTCTTCTTGAGGAACTTGCCGAGTATACGCCAAGGCCCATCGGGATCTAGGGTATTAAGGTTCTCTATAATTGACCAAAGTTCTGTTAACGCAACAATTGCAGTAACACCTCCGGTAAGTACAAATACACCAGACTCATCAAGTATAGCCCACTCTATTCCATGAGCTAATGCTATTATTATAAACTCGTCTAGTATCTTACGTATTGTACCAACCCAGTTCTTACCACTCTCAATCTTCTTCTTTTGTTTTCTAGCTACCTTTATACCAAAGATCATGTCTATGATAGTGGCAGCGAAACAAACACACAGAATGTATTTTATTGGCGCAAGAAACCCTGCGATAGCAGTCAGCGCCCCGACAAGCATACCTCCAAAAACACTACCCTGTGTCATATTATGCACAGCGTTTTCAATGTGTTGGAATGTGTTTATGAGATGTGCCATAGTGGTTTATTAAGCAGTTTTGTATAACAACTTAATCGTAGGACCATGCTTAATGTTAGACAAATCTATGGTCAGCGTCTTTCCGTCATCAGATATAGTATAATTTACTGTAATATCTCCCTCTTCGAACTCAATTCCGGTAAATTCATATCCATCGGCTATTGTAAAGGTATGTGTTTTATCTTCCATGTAAGATTCCCAGTTCGAATGAGTCATCCAATTTGTCGAAAAACTATTCCATCCGGTGGACACATTTTCTCCGTCCATAGATATTATTCGCTCACCATTAGATGCTTCGGTATTGTATTGATATGTCACAGTATATCCAGGTCTCTGTACATTAAACGTTATATCTGCATCGAGGTTTGGTATACTTATATCCCATTCATTGTCAAACTGGTGTTTCTCAATAGTAACACCTTGGAGGAAGCTGCTCCCATTTGGTGTACGAAGCACTGCGCTAACGTGTTCATTGTCTTCAGGATTAAACACTGCAGTCCACGAACTACCTGCCTCCAGAGAACCTCCATTCTCTATCTCGGTGCTCATGTCATGCATCTCACCGTCATTCCAACTTATCGTATGCGTTTCTGCTGGTTGTGGTTCAACAGTAGCATCAGATGTTATTATTGTAACAGTTACACTGGACTTTATATTGTTGATGTAGAACTGACCAGAACTTCCATTATCTATCTCGCCAGTCGTCCCTGTAAGACCGTCGTCGTCAGCAGCATCTCCATCATATTGGAACGATACTCCAGTTATTTTATATCCGTCTGTCGGTCTTATGCTGTAACTAACGCTACTTCCTGGGTAAATATAATCTCCCATTCCAGAAGTGGTCTTATCGAAGCTACGCGACGTATCCGCATCTAAGTCTAACCAAGTGCCTCCATTGATACCATAATCCATTACTTGAGCATGTTCTCCGGAAACAGTTACCCAGATTGGAGCTACTGTTACGTTTAACAATATTTCATGATTCTCGTTAACGTTGTTGATTGTTATACCGTTACCGGCACTCGCTTCTTTTATATCAACTCCATTATCAGTCAATGTGTACCCAGAACGACTAGGAATAAGGAACGTAGCAGGACCCCAGTTTTGACCAGCCTGTACTTCTTCAGAACCAGTAGCCGAACCCTTTATGGAACAATAACCAGCTCCACTTTCACCAAGATAAGTACATGTCCAACTTATGGTGTACGTAGGATCTGGTTGAGGTTCTCCAGTAACCTTAATAGTCTTAGTAGCCGTAGTACCATTTTCGCTAGTAACTCGAATCGTAACGCTGTCTACATCGTGATATGGAGAGATATAAATAGCTTCTGTAGTACCAAGTGTACCGCTTATCTGTCCTTTATTCTCAAGTCTAGTAGCTTGATCAGACCCAGCAGGAACATCATCATCAATAGACCATGTTACTGCAGTTCCGGTATTTGCACCATCATTGAACTGTACGGTATATGCGTTAGATACCTCATTTTCGTTCTTGGTGCTTACCATAACCTCGCTAGGACCAAATATTGTCATCGAGCTAACTGGTACTGGATCAGGGGCGTTCTCATTATAGAATGCCTTGAGAGCAATGTCCTCTGTCACATTATCAGAGAAGTCCCACACATGTCCAGCTTCAAATCCGTTGCCGGCATTTACCATTCTCCATTCAAGGAACGTATGACCCTGTTTGATTGGAGCAGACGGTTGAGTTGCTTTAGTACCCTTCTCAATACGCTGATCTGCTATAGCAGGAGTACCACCATCGGTATCAAATGTCACTGTGACATACTCAACAGGCACTTCGGTTACGTAGATCTCAACGCGCTTTGTCTGAGATACACCGTTGGCAGCAGTAGCCTTAATCTCTACTTCCTGTGCTGTACCAGGAGCAGTATACTCACCAGTAGAAGCATTTATACTACCTTCTCCGCTAGCTACAGACCACGTGATCTCAGTATCTACACTAGCGTTGCTAGGTACAATCTGAGCGCTATAAGTAGTCTTCTCGCCTGTTGGAATTCTGTCAAGTCCAGTAATCACAATAGAACTCGGTGCAACAGCCTCATCAACCCAGTGGGCAACAAGTGTAATATTACTTGTTATAGGCGTGCTAAACGAGAACTGGTCGTTTCCAAGGTACCATCCACCAAACAGTTTGCCTGTATATGTAGGATCAGTAGGTCTTGTTGCAGTACTACCGGACTGTATAGTTTGTGAAGCTACTGCAGATCCACCATTAGAATCGAATGTAACAGTAACGTTCTCTATAACTACTTCTTCTGTCCAATGTCCAACAAGGGTGATGTTCTCATGCACCGGCGCATTGAAGTCATACTGAGATCCACTGAGCATCCAATAATCAAATGTATACCCAGATCTAGTAGGATTAGTAGGTCTAGACACAGTCTCACCATCTTTTACCGTAGTAGATGTAGATGCACTACCATTAGCTGGATCAAATGTAACTGTCCAATCCTTGCTAACAACAGTAACAGGAACAGTCTTTGTAACACCTCGCCAATCGACTGTGAGTGATGTAGTACCTGGAGCAACTGCTGTTACAGTATTACCAGACACAGAAGCGACTCCTGAGTTATTACTAGTAATAGTATAACTACCTGCGAGCTGCGGGTTAGAATATACAGAAAGCGTTGCTGTATCACCGACCGTCATGTTAAGCGACGATGGATCTACCCGAAGATCTACACCTCCTCCACCTGTTGGGATATTGGCGATCATATTCTTCACCTCAGCACAACATTCCTCAAATTCACTTCTCAGCCTATTAAGATCTGCTCTGAGACTATTGATAGCCTCCCATATAGCGTTGTCCTTATCTGTACCGTCTACAATCTTATTGATGCGAATGATAAAGTCACCAACGTTTACACTGTCGTTAAGAATAAGCTTCTTGATGTTGGCTTGTTCTGTAACGTTGAGCTTTTTCGTAGTAATAGTATCACCAACAGTAAGATTCTTATTAATTGTCACATTGTCACCGAATGTAACATCACCATCGAAATTAGCACCACCTTTTACTGTCAGATGATTGATCTTTATGTTGTTAAGATAACCTTCGGCATCTGGTACAAGACCAGCGTTCTCCATTGTCTTTACTTTCTTGCCAATCAGTCTGTTAATGCTATACTGATCCATACCTTCTTTAGTAGGATCGATGTTAGCATTATCGAAACTATAGGTAGCAAGATCGTTGTACTTAAAGTCCTCATCAAATATCTGCTCAGCAGCAGCTACTTTGTTCTCTGACGCAATTGATACAACACGACCGAGAACCTTTATATCATTGTTATATATTCTAGGATAATTCATATTTTATAATTTAAGGTTCTACAGTAATATCAAAACCACTAAAGTTCAGAGTATTGATCAGCGGATTCGGGCACAAGTGATAGTACATACGATCATCTTCGTTGTAACTAAAGATCTGTGGATTCTCAGGAGTACGCCAGTTCTTCAAAGGCACATCGAACATAGATGTCTTGATAGGACTAAGCGTAGTATTTGAATCTGCAATCTTGTCTCTAGATACTATCCACATATATGCTCCATTTGTAGGATTACTAATAAAACGAGTGCCAAATATGTTCTCATAAGCGTATGCTCTAGCTCCGTCAGCTTCGTAAGCTTCCTTCTGCTCATCTGTACCAAACAGATAATTATGAACGTCCTCAATCTTATCACTCTTTATGAATACGATGTAATCGAAGCCTTTGTCGACTACATTTACGTTGAAGGATGTCATAAGATCATGCTGGTTGTTATAAACTTTAATCACAGCGCTATTAGGATTCTCAAGTTCTGACGTATTACAAACTCCACAACACTTACACTGGCAGCTAGAGTTACCGTTGTGATAATCGTAGCTACTATCTGTAGTATATGATACAGCAGTAAGTTTACCAGTAGTCTGATTTACACTAACCACACGAGGGCTCATGCTTTCGAACACGAGAGAACCAAAGTCCCAATCACCAGGATTGTACTCAACAGTAGATCCATCAACGAGGTCAATGAGAATTTTGTAAACCTTTTTGTTATAATCCGTTTCACCTAATTTAAGTTCATTGTTTACAACAAGCGTATAGTTATCTTCATACACACGTACCTGTCTAATGTCCTGAGGATCAAGCTTAGTGGTTCCGACACGAATTGTGACATTGCCGTCACAACCCTGATCGCTACTGTTCACGATAGTAAACACATTCTCATAGTCAATTGTAATAGTCCTCAAGTTATTCTTACAATAGCCGGGCTCATATACCTTAGCTACGATAACAAGCTTATAAGTACCAGTATACAACTGAGCTTGTGCAGGGAAGTAAACCTTCACTTTATTCTTATTCTCTGTAGCCTCTACAGGAGCTAAGAATCTGCAACGATCATACTGCCTCTGCATATCCATGTGCTTAAATCCAGCTCTCTCATATATATCGTGCATATCGTCGCAAGCCCATGTATGGGGTTCAAAGCATGGGTGTGGGTTACGATGATATGGGTGCCAGATATGCGGCCCAAAACAGCCACGCTCAAACGTATGAGGATATACACCATACCCATGATATGCTGGTACGTAAGGAACAGGGCGGCAGTGATAGCCAGGACGTCCTGTGCAGCATACGTCATAGGGAGTTGGATGGAAGCCAGGGAAATGAGGTTCTACAGGGAAGCGACTAACGTACTTAATCTTATCCTTGCGGCAATTAATTTCGTCTTGCATCAATGCTGTCTCACGGAACTGCTCATCCATAAGATCCTGCCACTTGCTAGTGTTGATCAAGAAGGCTTCAATAGAATTGACGTTTACAGCATCAAGATTCTTATTGCCAAGGAGATTTACATAGAGGCAAATATCATTTCCTATTCTTATATTCATATTCTATAGAATAAATAAAATAAGCTGGGGTAGGGCAGTATAGCCCTACCCCAGCTTAAGTTTATCAACCATTAATAACTTCGTCCTGCTGTACGCCGGCAACGAAAGCATCAAGAATATCCTTAATGTTTGTTATAGTACCAGCAACGGCATAGATCTCCAGAGTCTGCTTCGTCTTACGGAAGATATCGTCTGCAGCACGATACATATTCTCAAACTCAAGAGTGAGACCATCATAGGTCTGAGACAGGTCAGTCTCCATGTCAGGCTTAATGATTGGCCAAGTACCCTCACCACGGTTCAGGATACCCAGATAACCCATAGCCTGGCTTTCGCGATCACGAACCAACTTAGCCTCAGCAGCATACTGAACGCCAGGAGTCTTATCAATAATTACTCCCTTCGGGAAATTCTTATTCTTAGATTCCCAACCATCGGCCTGAGGATCAGTCCAATACATGTTTGCATTGAAACGAACCTTGTTAGCCCAGCTCAGTGAATCAACAGAATCGTCGTCATCATAAGGAAGAGCTTCAATTGTAAGAACATTGTTGTTTACAGAAGCTTGTACACGAGCACGTTTCCAATCAGCATTGATTATATTTGCAATATCGGAAACGATAGATGCTTTATATGCGTCTCTCTGAGCCTGAGTTGCATTCGTATAATCAAATTCTTTTGTAACATACTCGTAAGACTCCGTCCATTTACGATAGCGGTGAGGCATATCTTTATAAGTAATGCGAACAACAATGCGCTTTCCACCTTCTGCAAAAACCTGCTCTACGATAGGATCCAGATTAGAAAAATCGATAGTAACCAAATCCTCGCTGCTTGTAAAGTTAGCGCTGTTCAAGAAGCTGTAACTCTTTATATCAGCAGCCTTAATCTCGTTAGACCACTTGATGATTGGCTGATACTTAACCATGCCGTTTGGAAGGCGAAGTGTCATATTTTTCTTTGTGACATAACCAACCTTGATCGTCTGGATTGTACCAGCATTATTCTTATTTACATCATAAATATCAGTCTGAGGAATACCGGGATCACAGTTCATGATAATAAACTTGCCTGCATCCTGAGACGGAGTATTTAAAGATGTTCCATATAAAGGAAGACCAGCGCCTTCAATTACTTGTTTAGTCAGTTTTCCACTGATAATAGCACCCGCGCCATTGCTAACGAGCACAGTATTTACGTATGTAATCATTTTATATAATTAATTTTTTTCTACTCCCCCTATATTTCTAAGTCTGGACCTAACCAGCTGGGGTTTCCACGTTAAAAATTATTCTTGGGTCAAGACTTCTTGTGTTATAGTCTTATACCGAGGATCTGATTGATTCTCAATATACATCTATGCAGCAATCTTAGTAATCTCTAACCAAGTATAGTCTTCGAAGTCCTCGTAATCTTTGAAAGGATCTTCGTTAGTTATTTCATCGGGCACTTTAAGGTAGCCCAACGTATAGCATTTAATCTTATAGTTCTTGTCAGTAAGTAGACGAAAACCGTCTTTAGTCCTGACACGTAAAGGTCGCGCTCTATGAAAACGATAATGAAAGTCTGTCAACTTGTTATTTATGCGGTACATAAAACTATCAGCTGTACACTCGAACACACAAGTATCCATAGGATACTCATCATTCATATTAGAGATAATGACATCTTCGTTGAGTACGAACATCATATCGGTAGGATAAGTATATTCATAACTGTCATAGTTAGGATGACAGATACACTGTACGTTATCTTTATACGATGTTTGTCTTAGAAGATTAACAAGATCTCTAGTACGCTTTTCATTTTGTTCGTATGACGTTCTTTTAGGAGCGTTACCGTTAAACCTGTCTTTGACGAACTTCATCATAGCTTGGTTTATCCAGTATAGTGAATCATCTGTCATAGGTTTGTTTAAAGTATCATTGAGCTTATTTATTTCAAGCTCAAATGCTGCTATTAAGTCTATCGCTCTCATTGTTCGTCTTCATTATTATTGCGTCGTTGTTGCTGTCTCTATTGCTCAGCCATCTAGCGCTTCCGCGCTTCAGCTCCAGCTACGTATTGCACGTATAGATCAACTGCTCCAGATACAAGCTGTTCAAACATCTCCATAGGGAGCTCACACTTCTTAGACTCCAGAGGGTTCATATAGTTAGGAACTCTATAGTACTCTAAGTATATATCCACAGGCTCTGTATAACGGTCATACATCGCTCCTAAGCCGTTTTCATCAGCCAGCCAAACAATTGGACTCCTGAGGATTCTCATGTCGTCCTAGGGCCTAGAAATGATCTCATTTACGTCCTTAACGGATATAACTTCGTTTGGCACCATGCCTTTACCGTTCTCAAAGTTTTTAGTGGAATATATATCTCTTTTGAATTTATATGAGTGGTTTACGTTAGACCAGCTCTTGATGTACAATCCAAAGTCCTCAGGGAGCTCACATCTGCATATAGGTCTTGTTGCTGATGGGATGAGCGTAGCGCTCTGCATCATGCTATTCAATAAGGTCTCTATGTACGTCTGATTGTTTGATACAGGTATCTGATCTATTGATCTATATAACTCATGAATAAGCTTATCTTGATACTAGTTTAAGTAAGAGTATATAGTCTCAGTATCGAGCTTATTAACAAACTCTGTCTCTGGGATCATAGTCTGAACACGACGCTCAAATTCAATGCCTAATTGTCTAGTTTGTTCTGGTGTCATGCTTCAAGTCCTCTTGTATTAAGTTTAGTATTAAGTCTAACAGATTCTACATTTTCAAGGGCGAATACGATAGCTAAGTTTATGAGCTCCTCTGCCATTTGGTCAGAGAGCTCGAAGTCTACAGTATCAGAAAATGTAATCATACTATTTGTATATTATGTATTAACTGTTGCCAATACTATCCGGTATAAATAAATTCGACATACCCTTCCCATCCAGCATTAAACGCATTCTGAGATTCTCCTACATTTATTACACCTGTTCTGAGATATTGTTTATAATTTTCTTCAGAAACTACTTCCCTATAATATACATGTATTTGTTTGTTTGCAGCAAGATTATAATACTTTGTTCCGCCAATAAATATTGTTTGGCCTGTAATAGGATTTGAAGGCAACGTAATGGTTATGTAATTATTATAATCGCTATTAGTTACTTGTACAAAATATGCATTATCTTCAAGCTGTGTATTCGTAGATACCTGCGCAGTATTTCCAATAATTCTATTATAATGAAGATCTCCTGTTATAGTAACATTACCAGCTTCTAGATCTCCAACTACCTATTGTTTTATGTCTGCCTTTGCTGCATTTAAATCATCGACTGTGATTTTATCAGCGATAGCTTGAGTTAATGTTGTGTTTCCGTCCAAAGTAATATTTGTAGCATCAATACCAACGGTGCTCTGTCCATTATTTATAGACGCTATAATAGCAGCACGATCAACAACATTTTCACCATTTTCTTCTTTTACAAGTAAAGAAATTTTATCCGACAAAACTTCAATAGAACCTACTTTAGTTTTTACGTTCTAAAGATCATCTTGTATTTCCTATAACGCAGTTACATCCCAAGCCGGTTTCCCGTCTTCGTTTATAACCTACATTCGCTGCATTATAGCATTCATGACTTGTTGAGATGTTTGAGCATCCGGATTTGTTATGCCGAAGGTTTTCTTAAAAATCTTAACCCAATGTTCCTCATCATCTTCTTCAGTAGGACCTTCATCGGCTTCTTCAAGTATCGTAATACGATCTTCCAAATCTTTATCAGATTCGTCTATAATAGCCTTTAGCTAAGCTATAGCGTCTGCGATCCAACTTTTGATGGTACTTTCACTGATAGAATCTGTTTCAGAACCGCCATCTCCTTCAAGATCATTAAGTGTATTTATATAAGTTATTACCTCTCCTATTTTGGATATCACGTCATCTATCTTTTCAGTAATGCTGTTTAATTCACTACTACGAAGTTTTTGATCTTTCTGAAAGGTTTTATTTAATCTGGTTATATTAGTCATTGTATTCTATCCTCACCATCTAATAATGAAACATCTAGCGTAAAATATCTACTGGTCGGTGTAGGCTCATCTCCTCCTCCAGGATTATCAGGATCTACAGGTTCATCTGTACCTCCAGGAGTAGTACCATTATCCTTCAAACTCTATACAAAGCTTATAGGCTTCCTTATGTATGACAGATGTATTTTATCTGTTATATTTGGCGTATTCATAGGATCGTATACTACAAATCCTGTATGACCTTCAATAAAGCTAACTGGGATCTTAACCCAAGGCATGTTGTACGGAGTATTGAAGAACTTCTCCGCCATGCTGTGTGTCACAAGTTTTGTAGGAACTAACCTAGTACCTTGTTTGTCGTACGGAAGATTCTCTTGTGTTTGATTGAGTGATGAAGCTACGTAGTACATCATCTCAGGATCCTCTGTACCGTCTTTCCCATTGGGGAGATCATACTGTACAATATTGGTTGCTGGAATATCTGTACCACGTTTGAGTATGCGATCTGCATGCGTTACTAACGGAGCAAGATCTGCAATAGCCTTCTCATCATACTCAAATGGAACTCTACGCTAATTATTCCCTGTGAACTTTTGTGCAATTAGTGCTAGATATGCTTTGTCGAGAAGTGTCGCGACCTCATATTTTGTTAACGATGGATATGACGAAGTAACATTTGCCTTGTCATACTCTATCATGAATTTAGTATATATGTCTTTATGCGTCATATCTCATGTTGATCGTTAGATCACTTGTTATTTGTTTCGTTTATAATAGCAAGCTTGAGGTCCTGATTCTTCTTACTATCTAAGTAAGCTATAGCATCATCAAGTGAATCGGCAAACATATCAGTTCCGTAGAAGTAGTGTGTCTTATCCTTACGAATCACACCCTTAGCAATAGCCTGCTCAAGCAAGAACTCTGTCTCCTTAGCTTTATTGTTGACCCACTTATCAAAGAACTTCTTAGGCTGCTTATCAACCAAATTGAAGAGAGTAGACTCAACAAGCTCATTTGACATACGATCTGAAGACATACCAAAGAGTCTAAGGCACTGACGCATCTGATCGAGTGACAGTTTATCAAACTCTTTAATAGCATCTCTACGCAGTTTGTTCTGCTTGTTCTGTTCTATTGCTTCTGCCTCGCGATTGATAAGCAGATAATCTTTGCCAGCATCGAGCTTATCCAACGATGTAGCAACACGCTTATGACCACTGAGGAACTTAATAATCATTGCCTGACGAGGAATAGAATCATCTAACAACAGACTACGAGTGCCTACTTTTACACAGAACGTAGTCCAGAAATCAGAAGTCTTAGCCAAATGGCCTTCCTCATAACCTAAAGCTTTCTCAAAATATTTCTCATCTTCTGGGGTGAGTCCCGTATAAATCGACCCAGAGCGTGTGAAGTAAGGCGCAATGTAATCGAAACAGTGGCGATACTTAATCAACCCAATCCAGGGATTCTTCTTTTTGATTTTTAATTCAACTACCATAATTTACATTAGTATGTTGAGCATCGAGCAGGGGGCCCTTATGACCCCCGTCGAATGCTTATATGTTTATTAGATATTACGCACCAACTGTGTTGAAGCCACCGTTGTTCTGGAGTTCAGTATCCTCAGCATCGCAGTACAGGATACCACAAGACAGCGGGTTACGAACCATGATACCAACTTCACCAAGGAAGTGTACCTGATAACCATCACGGCTGTTAGAACGCAGAGTGTTAATGCTGTTAGCGTAGCCATTAGGAGCTACAGAACCACCAGTATACCACTGTACGAACTCACGACCCTTACGACAAACCTTAACGATGTTAGACTGACCGTCGCTGTTAGAAATATCAACGAACAGGAAAGTATAAGACATCAGTGGTTTACCTGTCAGTGGGTGAAGCTGACGGAATAGTTCCATGTTATCGAACATAGGACAACGCTTCATAGACAGCTCAATACCGTTAGTCATCTTATACGTGGTGAACTGACCACCAAGAGTCAGATTCTGACCAGAACCAGTTACGAACACATTGTCGCAGAGGTGGAACGAAGCAACCTTCTCCTTCAGGATACGGTCGAATTCGCGAATACCCATTTCACCGGTCAGAGCAACAAACTTACGCTCGTTAGTACCCAGGATGTTGTAGCACAGATCGAACAGATAATCCTCGAACAACTCAGCTGTAAGAGTTGTATAGTAACGAATGTTAGCAGGAGAAATCTGCTCAAACAGACCACTCATCGTAGGAACAGGACGTCCATTTGTACCCTTATTAATATAAGTACCATCACTCAGACGGTTACTCTTAGAGAACAGCAAAGCTGTCTCCTCACGCTTCTTCCACTCACGAAGAGCCTTCCAGTACTGATAGTCAGACCACAGATAAGAGCTCTTACCAGTCTCAGGATCCTTCAGAGCGATAGCCAGCACGGTGCTGTAAGCATCACCTGTAATATCGTAGCTCAGACGGAGGTTCTAGAGATGGTTACGCATCTTAAATGGAGTCTGATAGTTGATGATATCAGCCTCATCGCTGTACTCCTCGTAAGCAGAACCGATGCGGCTAACCTGACGGCCAGGCATCAGAAGCTCACCAGGAATATAAGCAGCCTGTGAACCATCGATCACATAGCACTCATATACCCAAGCACTACCATCCTGATAGGGAACACCAGTCGTGCGAACCTAAAAATGGAAGTCGTCGAAACTTAAAACTGCACCCATTTGTGTTCCATGTAGGTCGTTATTCTACATGCGCTTGTATAAGTTTCAAACTACAAGCAGCTCTATCTTTCGATAGAGATCAGACTATATCTTTATCCTTTCGGATACCTATTACTTCGAATCACTTGACTCTACACCCTGGCTAGGGGTTAGTCGTTGAACCTGCAAATATTCGGAATCAATTTTAAGTCCTTTGAAAAAACCTTGTTTTACATATGCTCCAGTATTCGCATATTTCGAAACGATGCATTTAAACAGTCTTAAGGAACAGCCAAATTGTTTTATTACATTTTTCATTCCTATTATTGTAAATTGTTTATTGTTGTATACATTAGTAAATGTATACGCCTTACAATTTTCGAACCTTCCCGTTACGGAAGATCTATTATTCGGCTGTTTTCCAAAACCGTCCCTATTCGCATCCATAGAATAATGAGTGTTGTCATAATTTGTACACCATTCTAAATTTTCGAGATAGTTATTCAATTTGTTAAAATCTTTATGATTCACTTGTGGAAGATTGTCTGGATTTTCTAAGAAAGCTTCCGCAACTAACCTATGTACTCTATATGTTCTTCTTATAGATCCGTTGCTCAAAGTAACTTTTTGATATCCGTCTAAGTATTGACTAGGAGTTAAATATCTATTATTTCTAATAGAAAATACTTTCCCATCAGAACTTATTGTATACAAATCTTCCCAACCTTTAATCGGTTTTACTAATGTTTGCTCGGCTGCTGATTGTCCATTGTTGTTATTCATAACTCTATGTTTTTAATTATCACTCTTCGGTATAAAAACCTTTAGGATTTTCCAGCAATTCAATAGGAATATACTGTTATATTTCTATAACGTATCCCAAGTTAAACGAGTTGCAACTCGTTTAGTTTAGGGCCAAACCAACGCTCCTCAAGAGCAAGATAGATGGGCGTATTGTTTAGACCTGGAGTAATACCAGCAGCGATCGTAGTAGCGTTTACTTCCTGACCATTCCACTTAGCCCAACGAATGTTGACAGCGTGATCGCTATCAATCTGGACAGCCCACTCAAACTCACGATTCTCGATAATCATTGTCTTACCAAGACCACCGGTGAGCAAATCGATAGTAGTTGAAATACCATCGTCCTTAGTACCAAATACCAGTGAAAGCAGACCAGCAACCTCGTGAGGCTTGGTCAGCAGGGCGTTAGAAATCATGTTCTCATCTACCAGATCCGAGAAACGACGTCCGCGGTACAGCTGGAGATTGTTAAGTAAAGTATTATTCATATATGTTTAAATCTTTATTTCTTATCAGAACAACCCGTTGACCAGGTCTGTTACTGATTTCTGTTTGTCATCGGCATTAAACGTGCTGTGATTTTTAGCACTATGCCTCAGCATATTCCTAAGTTTTTCAGCAGCGGATGACTCACCATCTCTCTTGGCTGTAGAAACAAGACTATCGCCCTTCATTGTAAAGTATGCTGATTCGATCAGGTTCTTTGAAAGATTCTTGTTAAAGTCCTTTGTGTATTGAGACTGTCCAGTCTGATCTACTTTGAAAATGTAATCAAACAAAGCTTTACGATCTTCTTTAGGCACGTTGATTCCTCTAATAGTAGTAAGATTATTTATATCTTTACTTACTGTATTGAAGAACTCTCTAGACTTTTGCTCTTGCTGTCTAGCATACTCTTCTTGCTGTTGAGCAGCCTGCTCAGCCTCTTGCTGTCTTATTTCCTTAAGTCTACCAAGCGCATCCTCCGCTTCATCATACAGTACATCGCTATCCTCATATCTAGTTATCTTCTTATTAATTTGTTCGTCAGAATAGCCTGCTCGCTGCATGAATTCGCGTACTACTGCCTTTTGATTATTCTCGTCTTCGAGATCAATTGAGTCAAGCGTAAGAGCCTCTTGCTGTTTCTTGTAGAAGTCTTCGAACTTACCACCATTCTTAACATACTCATCGAGCGCCTGTATACGCTCGTCTGCGTAGTCTGGCTGTGAATTCTGGTTTACTACATCGACAAAATACTGAGCCAAATCCTCAGCGTTAAGAGGTCTATCTTTCTCATCAATCTCGCCCATATTCCAACCAAGCTTCTCCCCGATAGCGTCAAACAATAGTCCAACCTGTTGGGCTTCTATTACATCTGCGTCTGTAGGCTCCTGATCACCATTATTATCAGGATCCACTACAGGGGGTTCTGCAGGAGGTTCTGGGTTTGTAATTTGCACAGGGGGCTCTGTATCGTCCTCATGCGCATTTGGATCGTCTGATCCGCTGTTATTGCCGTCCTCAGGAGTTTTCACTGGCGGCTCATCGTCATCTTTAATTTCCTCAACGAGTGGAGTATTAGGCTGATCTTCGATAATAGTTACACCACCGCCTTCTTCGGCGTTGGAATATATATTACCGAGAATATCATCAAATCCACTCGGAATAGTATTTTTCTTCTTCATATAATATTATATGCGTTAATTTATACAGTTTATTCTGTTATATCAATGTTTCCATTTTCTGGCGTTCCTAGCAAACGTGATCATCTTACGTACAGAAGGTCCACCCGTTCTATATAATTCTGCTTCAGATTTACCAGTACGTTTCTTCAATCTAGTAAGCTTTCCACGATTCTCTGGTTTAATGTATATTGGAGATTTACCGTCTTTATACATCGGCATTAGTTGAGGAAAAGGGGACATCCATTCAGAGTCCTCCATCATCTCTACTAAAGAAGGTAATTGTATGCGCGGTTGTAACTTGAGCATAGGTTTACCAGTTACATACGGAGATTCGTTCTCTACTCCAGTCCAAGTATGTCTAGTTTGTTCTGCAGGTATGGTTTGTATAACAGCAGTAGATACTGGTTGTAATACTATTGGTTTGGGCTGTTGCCTACTTTTTGTTTAAGGATTCTCTAATTAAAATAATCATAGAATTGATTGCCGTAATCGATTCTAGATTGTTGTCTGCCAGCTTTGTTTCGCTCAAATGTAGATCTAAATGCCTCAGCAGCATCACCGCCTGTTTTATACTTTCCGTATTGATATCCGGCGCCATTAGTGTAACCCTTGACTTTACTATTACCGGTTATCTAATCATACACAAACTATAACTATGTATCCGGGTTTAAGTTGCCATAAGTATTTATTACAGCCTACTACATATCAGGACTCATCTGTACATATCCATGATAACCAGATGAATCTCTTGAATTATGTCTAAAAGAAGATTCTTTAAATATATTTGCAGCAATGCCGGCTATATCTTGATGACTCATTCCAAGTTTAGAATAGTAATCATATATATGATGCAAAGTGTCCAGTTGGTCTTTGTCTAATTGACTTATAATATTGGTTCGCTTTGGTGCCATCTGATAAACCTCCGTCTATTCTATTGCTAAGTAGATTAGCAACGACGTTGGTCATGAAGTCATTCCCTTCGTCGTGCTAAACTAATCTTAGTATAAGTTTCAATAAATAGTTATTCTCTCTAGTAAGCTATAGAAGCTCTTGTTCTTCAGAGTGTGTCATTTCTCACCAGTCGTTTTATTTCTGAGCTGATAGCGTCCTTTGACTTTCTCTCTTTCAAGAGCCGCATCATCTTTCTACTTCTGAAGAGCCATCTCATGCTTCATCTTCTCACGTTCAAGCTCTATCTTCTTATCTTCGATCTCCTTCTTCTGCTTCTGCTCATAACGCTTAGTATACTATTCAGAAGAGATCTTCTGCTGTTCAAGAGCTTGCTTTCCTATCTCGACTGGATCGCTTAATCCGTTCATGTCAACATCCTTCTCTTCAGTACCACGATATGCACTAATCTCAGCTACTGCAATCTTAGTCTGATTATCAGCATCTATCTTATAACGTTCGAGCTCCATCTTAGCCTCTTCAAGCATAAGCTCTTGCTGACGCTGCTCGTTCTGCATCTGTTGTAACTGTACAGCCTGCTCTTGCTCAGCTTGCTGTTGCTGTTCTATCATCTGCTGTTGACGATCCTGCATCTCCTTAAGCTTCTGTTTGATGATGTTGAAGTTATCGTTCGTAAGTACTTCAGCTGCTTCAAGCAAGCTAGCCCCATTCTGCATAGCCGGCTGAATAAGCTGCTGCAACTTCTAAATGTTCTCCATATCTTTAGAAGTATCGCTTACAAACACATCCATATCTTCATAGAAGAACTTATCCTGTATATCAATATAAGCACGCTCTCCATTGTCGAAGATATAGCTAAGCTTACTCTTTCCTGTTTGAGACCAAGCTCCTTTTGCAGTATCAAGAAGCATATTAAGAGCATGTCGCTTACATTGGTTATGAACCCAGAATAAAGGCTCTGTGATATGTGAAGACTGTACAACGCTACGCTCTACGTTACCTACAAGCTCTCTAGAACTAATAGCTCCTTGACGCTGTTCAGTAATACCAGAGATAGTACCAGCAAGCATCTCAATCTTGTCCATTAGCTGTATATACTCAGCTATTACGTTCGACATAGTAAGATCGAGAGAAGTGATCTAATTAAACTGTGCGGGTTTACCTCCCTCACGACCTGGAATATTCCATCCGCAGTTGTGGACGATCGTAAAGTCGTTCAGTAAGAATAAATGATCCCCATCAATAGTAAGACCACAATATTTTCCAACGCCTTCGTATTCTACAGAAAAATGAGAAAGCGTACGATCTGTACGTTTCTTCTCCCAATGATGCTGTTTTCTTGGAAGTTTGCAAGGAATATCGTATTTACCATCAAGTATACGACACACATACGTATCTTGGCAAACACTCTCTTTCTCCTTTCCCATTATGTGTTTCTTGCCAGACGTCTTATAACAACTTACTGTACATTTAAATCCAAGAGATCTTGCTATGAATGCAAACGCATCTACAATATGTTTTCTGTTAGCACTCTGACTAAACGAATAAATTCGATCTCTCTTTGAGAAATGTCCATCCGTATCAATAAGGCCAGCTAATAATTGCAATCTATCTTCGGTGGAAGAGTATATATAATCTGCTGGAATCGCCTTATTAGAATATATATCATATGCGCGT